AAGATGCAGCACTTGCCTTGGCACAAGAATTTGCTTCCATTGGTGTTCCATTTGATATACCTGAAGGAACTTATAAACCATATCCAACAAAAGATATTGTTAAAAATAACAGCTTTTATGTTGGCGTTGGTGGAAATGAAGCCTTTACGGCAACAGAAGACATTCAAGAAATATTACAAGCAATGCTAGCCGCTAATAGTCCATAGGAATATAAATGCCGATATCTAAAAAAGTAAAATTATTTGATCCAAAAAAGCTAACTCCCGAAGAGAGAGACTTTGCAATTGAGATCTTAAATTACATTCAAAATTCTTCTAGAGAAACTTCTCCTGAAACTCAACTCCTAAACCCACCGGGTAGTGGTCTACTTGGAACAGATGGACCAACTCTTAATATAGATTACGACAAAAGCCCTAATGAAAAAATCATCCAAAAAGGGGACGCTTATATAACATTTGGAACTGATAAACCTTCTGGCCCTCTTTCTGGTAAAAGCAGAGCAGGCGCTCTCCGTGCTCCAAGAGTAGATTTGGTTGTTGGTAGAATGGCTGGGCGGGCCAAGCCTGCCAATGGCTCCTATGTTGGCAACAGTTTTGAAGCAGATGCAGCCAGAATTTACATTAGTGCTCTGACTGACATCGATAAAAACTTTGGTGTAGCAGAAGGAAAATCAGGAGAACTAAAGAACCGTTCCGGCATTGGAATCAAAGCTGATGGCGTTCGTATAATTGGTCGAGAAGGTGTTAAGATTGTGACTGGGCGTATGCAAGGTACAAACGAAAAGAACTCTCTTGGCGGAAAGTTGCTCCCTGCGCCGACTATCGAATTGATTGCCGGAAACAATCCCGAACCTCGTGTTGTTCCAGTCTCCATTCTTTCAGGTGAGAAAGAAACGTATGATCCACTGCAGGGTGTTGCGATGGGGGATAACACAGTAATGGCTCTCAAAGAAATTTCTGAATTGTTGACTACTTTTGCATCCATTCTGAAAGGGAAAGAGGCATCAGATGCCCTATTTGATGCTGGTCAGACGATCGCACACCAGATAGAAAACGATGCAATTCGTTCTGCTTTCATAACAGCATTAATGGCTGCACACAAGGTGTCAATGGCAAAAAGAACTACCGAATTATATCAGTTCTTTATCGATAAAGCTCTTTGGGATATCAACTATCTAGAGCCCTTTGGTTACCGGTTTATCGAAAGTAGAAATGTAAAAACAACCTAGTTAATATCTGAGAGAATTAAATGGCTGAACCTTCAAAATTTTTACCATATCAAGACAAAAATGGTGATTTTTTAATAGATCAATGTGAAGTTGAACTACCCGCACCAGTAGAGAAAGTATGTCTTGATTGTAAACCAAATCCAAAAGCTATTGTAGATAACTGGAAGAACTCTATTAATGAGCCGTTCCTCAACGAGCGTCTATGTTTGTACCAAGTTGGTATTCAGACTTCTTATACGGACACCGGGGGCTCCGATGAGTCTCTAAAGAGAATCTTTGAAGAATATAAGGCTGAGGCGATTGAGGCTTTCTTGCTTGAATATGAGAAGGAGTATTCCACTGAATCTTTCTTGATACTTGAAAAGCATATACAGTATGATTTGGAAACCGGATTTGATCTAGAGGCTAGAAACTTCTCAAGACTAAAGCTCTTATATTCTATTCCTTTTCAAGAACTAGAAGCAATTGAGTCTGCTGATCCTGATAATGATGAAGAAGAGGATGAGCCAGAACCAATTACAGTAACATATCAGGCTTCTGAACTTGTTTCTCTTTTGATAAGAGTAAGGAAGGGTCTCAATCTATATTCAAGATATGTTAAGTACTACAAGTACATTGAAGAACAAAACCTAATCTTCACAGAAACTGGCAAGCCTTTCGATATTGATAGCTATGGCGATAGCGGATTCAATAGAACCAAAAAGATGGCCCAAGTTCTTATTCAATTGGATAAATTCTTGAAAACAAAGGGATTCAATCTTCCCGGCGCAGGAGCCTTCGGACCATTCAAAGATAGGGTGGTGAGAATTACACTTGGATTCAATACAGAATTCAAAGTAAAGAAAATCAAGGTTTACAGTGTTGGCTGTGCAGAAAAGCCAACTATATTCAAGGGTAGAAAACTCTCTGGATTGAATAGAAAAGAAGTCTTCAAAGACCAGACAGCGATGGCATATTTGGCCCAGCTTAGAGAAATGGAATCAGACTTGACTTCTAGAGTGCCAAAGAAGTTTACTGAGTTTTTGCTAGATTATACTTATCCCGCACTTACCATAAAAAACTCCACCGAACTCATAGCATCGCTCGATAATCAAAGCTGTGTGGCTCAAGCAATCTCAGAAAAAGCCAACAGTTTTGGACAAGATATTCTTGATGATGTTTTGAGTCTTGGTGACGCAATAGCTGGCGCATTCCATGAACAAATGTGTAAGCAACTTGAGGAAATGAGAGAAGATCAGGCAGAAATTGGACAAGTATACAGACCAGTCAAAGAACTTCTGCTAAATGCGCAAAGCAAAATTGATGAAAGAAAAGCTAGAAAAGAAGCAGAAGCTGGATTAACTCCCGAACAGATAAGAGAAAAGCGCGCCCGCGAGCGTGAAGAAGATAGAAAAAGACGCAGAGAAGAAAACAAGAAATTAAGGAAAGCCGAAAGAAAGCGCACTAAAGAGTCAGCAAAGGCTCTAAAGGCGGCTTCTAAAGAAAAAGCCTTCCAAGAATTGCAAGCCAACCCTAATGTATACGTTAGGCTCTGCGCAGATGCCCTAATAAGCAACACGAAAATCGGTAACGCACTCGATGCTAGAGGAATATACGACGCCACATTTAACCAAATGAAGACTTGTGGGATGCTGGATTTCCTTATTGATGGACTACAGTGCTTATTTGGCGGACTTACCCTACAAGATGCGCTATTCATAATGGTTACCAAAGCCCTTAATGCAATGGGGCTTGAAAACTTTGGAAGACTTTTTGCTGGATTACCATTAGAAGAGCAGCAAAGATTGGATGCATTGGTGAAGCAAAGGCTTGCAGAAGCTTTTGCAAGAGGCGAAACCCGCCAACCAGCAGAATTTGCTACCGCACAAGACATAAACAAAAGTGTAGAAGAGTTAAAGGAAGCAAGAGGACAGGTTGATAAGGCTTCTGTAGATGCCAATGCAGCTTTCTTCCCTTGGAAAAATGTTAAGTTCGTTAGACCCTTTGAAGACCCTGAATTACTTAAGAGAGAATTGTCTGCTCGTGTTCCGGGGCCATACGAAAGCACTACCGTGTCTTCCAACGTATACGAAGCAGAGTCAGAAAACTTTGGTGTCAGAAGAAATATTGGAACTGCCTACCCTGAAGTACAGAGTGTGGGAGGGCTGATAACTCAGACCGATTTATCTGGTAGACAAAACCCCACATCTGACAGAATAAATTCTGTAAAAGAAGATGCATCACAAATATTTTCAGATGCAAAGATTATGGATGCCTATATTAATGCTCTAATTCAGATCTATGCAGATAGGTTGCTTGATTTGGTTGATATGTTGAACCAATTCCCCGGAGCAGAAATTATCAGTAAAACATTGGCAACCTTAGACTGTCCAAAGCCACCCCTATTCACTCCTTCGATTATGGACTTTATCAAGGACATAGATCTTCCATTCTGCAGAAACGTAAATGACATTACTTTACCCAAACTATTCATTCCAAAGATTGATTTCAGGGCAATAATAAAGATCATAATTCGAGCAGTCAAAGATGCTCTCATAAAACAATTTATGCAAATTATATTTAAGATTATGATCAAGGTTTGTGAAATCCTTGGCGAGGCAATCTGTAAAGCACTCGAAACAACGGGTGATATTATTGGTGGACTACCTCAGCTACTAACCGGAAACACAACGTTTAGAGACATAATAAGAGAATCGATTTGTGGTCCTGACGCATCAGAAGAAAAAATAGATGCAGCCGTTCAAGACATATTTAGTATCGTTGGTGGAGCAGGCGCTCCACTAGCCAACAGAGAAACAGTTGTGGCGTTCAACGAGGCTGTCGCTTCTTCTTCCACCAGACAAGAAATAATTAATGCATCTCTTGGCGAACCTTCACCAGACTTTTTGAGAATCGTAGATACTATCATAGAATTTGAGTTCCCAGAATTAAGAGAAGCCTTCTCAAACATTAGCGATATCGAAGCTTTCTATAGAAACTTTGGAAACATATTGCCAGAGGATTTCAAGGCTAGTTTAAGAGATCAGGTTTCTGGACTAGCAGCAGATGAGATTGTTCCTGCGAACCCAACACTCTGTGCAACTCCCGAGCAGATTGAAGAATTTTGTTCTATTAGAAGTCAGATTCTGGCTGGTAGAGCCTCAGAGTCACAAATCGAATCTTTGTGTCGCCGCCCTGTAGATGATTTTGATACCCTATCTGGCATATTGCAGGACGGTCTACCCGCAACAATAATGGACAACCTGCCTCCGCTCAAGTCAGATCCGGGCTGTGACAATGGTCTTTTCCCAAGAGAGCTTGAAGAAGACCAAGCGCTAGTATCGAAGGCTTTATCTGACGGATTAGAAGATCTAAAGGTCGCCTATTCTTACGATATGCTAGGCAATGGTCCATCAAAGAAAAACTGGGGATTTGTAAACATGGTCCTTTCAGATACCCTAGGAAGACCTTATACTGCCCACAGAAGAAAGAACTTTAATGATCCGGGTGCTCTCCAGTATGTTGATTTTTACGTTGATAATGATATAGACTCTGACGATGAACAAGCAAATTATGCGAGAGCCGGTCGCCAAAAGGGCGCTTTCCCTGTTTATGTGGCAGAATGGCAAGCAGTATTCTACTCTCAAGATAAGGCTAACTTCTCTAACGTAAACATCAACAATGAGTTTAAGCCAAGAAAAGAAAAATACATACCATTCAAAGATCTAGCATCTGGCACAACAAAGGGCATAGAAAGAAAGAACCTAACTAGACTTCCAGACTTTGGTTACAACTACGTGGTTCAGCCTATTAAAGATAGAAGTCAGGATGGTATTACTATTGTAGAGAAGCCAAGAAAGAAGAAAGCCGATATTGTTTTGAAGTGGAGAGACAATATGGATGGCGAAGGATCACTCCCGCCCCTCACAGGTCCGAGCATTTCTCCTCCTGAAATAATGGGAGAAGAAGGTACTTTTGAGCTAGGCTATAATTTCAATTTTTATTTTGCTGATTTTGAAGGCAAGAAAAACAGAGCAGACGATAACGTCAGACTTTCAATTGTTAGCGTTGTTGATACTAGTCAGCTTAAGGCAAAAGAAATAAGAAGATTAGCTAAGTCTTTTGGTGGAAGTATACAAGAAATCAGGGAAAGAAAAGAAGAACTCAAAGAGCAGGCCAAGAGCGATGAGCCAAAGCTAATTCGTAACCTAGAATATGAATTCATCTCTTTCGATAATGGCTTGGATTCTATCATCGACGAAACAGGCATAGTATCAAGTGAATATCCAAGATTTGCTGAAGCCCTTCAGCAAGAGCAGGCTGCAAACTCTCCAAGTCTAGTATTGATGTCTGAAATACTTGATACCAATATTGATACGGCAAAAAGCTATTGGAACTCTACTGTTCAAGGAATGCTGGATGGCATAGGTAAGAGAATATTTGATCTCCAAACCAACAAGGCTTTCAATTATGGGGCCAAGTATGATAATTTGACCACTGAAGAAGCAGAATACGGAGTCATAAGAGATGGCGAATTTGAGCTATATTCAGATGCTACCAATTCTGAAGGCGATAACCTTACAAATTCTGATGCTGAACTAGGATTGAGTCGAGACCAGTTTAACAATAGGCAAAATCCAGAGAATGCAAGGATAGTCTACCTTGACCCCGCAGTATATGGAGGCTCTTACACCAATCCCAAATACTACATAAAGCCAACCAACAATGATGGCTGGCTAGGTCTCATAAACGTCATGTTCCCAGAACTTAGCCCATGTAAGCCCTACAGAACAGACATAATCGATTTCGCTGATATTGACGCTGTTATGGGTGACACGTATTCATTACGCCCAGACGATAAGAGACTTTTTGGAGATCCTGATTGTGTTACCGAAAAGCCATATGACAGAATCTTGGATAGATCTGCAAAGTCTGGAATCAAGGGTATGATTATGGCTGCTTGCAGAATTTATGTATCAATGTACTTCATGAAGTCTATTGCAACATTTAGCAAGTTCAAGCCAGACTTTAACAATAATTTGAGCAATTTGTATTCTTCATACATTGTAGAAGAGATGGAGAAGTCCATGAAAGACTCTCAAGGACAGGTTGCTGAGTTGTTTAATCCTTTCAAGGATGAAGAGTTCTGGTATGCGTTCTTGGAGCAAACTGTACAAACTTACCACGATCAGGTTGAGGCAGGCGAAATACAGGAAGTTCCCGTAAACGTTCAAAATGCTTTGAGAGAGATAGCAAAAATACAAAGAGAGTACAAGTATCCAGACAAGAAGATGCTTAAGCAAGCGAGAAAGGTCGGTGATGCTGGCAGACTACAGAGTTTGAGAGGCTATCGTGAGAACAAAAATCTCGAAGCTGTTAAGGCAACCGAAGAATATGCGAAAGTTATATTGAAAGAATACGTTGCAAAAGAAATAAACTTTGTTTCTGATGTGTTTGAAAACAATCTAATCAAAGAAGGATTTGTAAACAAGGATGATTATGTAAATAACATTTACTACCACATTCTATCGGAATACACTGATGGCTCTTCATTGACTCTTGATAGAGAAATAAGAGAAGTTGTTAGTGGCGTAGGTCAGGGAGGATACACAGATGGAGACGAGTTTGCTCTAGAAGAAACTGGAATACCATATGTTGGTTACTATCATGTCCACGAAGACCAGTTTGGTCCTGTATTTATGGTAGGCGAAGAACATTCAGGTGAAGATCAGGCTGTCCTTGTTCCATTTGCCAGAAAAGTAAAAGTAAATATAGGCAATGTTGACTTCTCCGTAAACGATGATACCGCTGGCGAAAAGCCCTTTGTTATCAGAAAATACCTAAAGGTCAATGACGACAGAAGAGATATGAGTGTAGTTGGAAGTTTGGTAACCGGAACTGATGCCAACTCTAACGTCTCAGACATATATCCCGGTAATCTTGATTTTGTTTACGAGCCATCAATTGATGCAGGAAGAGATGAGTTTGGCAATGTCGTTACAGAAGAGCCAGCAGAATCACGACCCGGAAAGCCAATTGTTGGTCTCAAGGGGGAGCTAGGAATAAGATACGGTTTGGCCTTGTATGCAAGAACAACCGAAGGTCTTAGAGAAATAGCAAATTCTGAAATTGATGTTCTCGATCTTCCAATAAGTAAGTTAAAGCCATTAGAAGGCGAAAGCAAAGAGTTGCTTTGCTTAATTAACGGACTAGTAGATGATCCTAAGTTCAAAGCATTTTTCAGTTACTGTCTACCAGTGAACAAGGTACTATCAGGACTTGCAATATATAATGCTGTTACCTTCTTGCCTTCGATTGGGCAGGTCGTCGCGTCCGGTGAAAAAAATCAGTTGACAAAACGTCTTACTGGTAAGCCCGGTTTGAGAATCAATGAAGACCAGACAGTGGATTATGAAAATTCAATCCCCGGTTGGTATACAGATTCAGAGAGACCTCTATTCACGCCCTTCTCGTTAACTTGGGATGAGTGGGATAAGGTGTTATTGAGACGCTCCAATACGGTAATCAAGAGAATATTTAAAGAGTACTATTACTCTAGAAACTTTGATGAAACTGAAACTCAAGGTGAGTCTGGAGCAAAAATTGCCATCAATACGTTGAAAGAGAAATTCTCCTTAGCACCCGGTCAAAGAATAATGCCTTGGTGGAAATTAAGAGCCTCGAATCCATTTAACAATAAAGATGAACTATGTGAAAGAAAAGATTAGAGTATTTATATAAAAGGAAACAAAACAAATGGCTTCAATCGGACCAAAACTACCGTTAACTTTGGATTCAGGTGATGGTTATACATCAATAAAAACTCTTAAGACAATGATAAAGCAAAATTTTAAAATGCTTATCCTTACCAACCCCGGCGAAAGAGTCATGGATCCAGAGTTTGGAGTAGGAATAAGGCAGTTTTTGTTTGAGAATTTTGAAAGCGATGTATATGCCAGAATAGACGAGAAGATAAGAGAACAAGTAAACATTTATTTACCAGTCGTTGCAATATCGAATCTAGAATTTGGAAGAAGAGGGATAGACGATAATACCCTCGCTATTAGAATAGAATATTCCATACCCGACATTAGTGTGATTGATTTACTTGAATTCACTATTTAAGGAGAGGGCTGAGGATGTCTAACAAAAAAAGAGTAGCGATAAATTATACAAATAGAGACTTTGCTACAATACGAGATGACTTAACGCAGATTGCGGAAAGGTTTTATCCCGATACATTTCAAGATTTTAGTGAGGCATCTTTCGGGGCCATGATGTTGGATGCTGTCGCATATGTGGGTGATCAACTATCATTTTATCTCGACTACAACGTCAATGAAACATTCCTAGATACTTCATACCAGAGAGACAACGTGATTCGTCACGGTAGAGTATTGGGCTACAAGAACACAGGTCGCCCCTCAACTTTTGGTCAGGTAGCAATGTATGTTCTAATACCGGCATCAGTTACCGGATTGGGACCAGATTCAAGATATATACCAGTTATCAAGAGAGGAACAAGATTTACCAGCAGCAATGGACTAAGCTTTGTTCTCACTGAGAATGTTGACATGGCAGATTCTTCAAATCCTGTAGTAGTTGCTAGAACCGATACAACAACTGGCGCACCAACCTTTTATGCCATCAAAGCCTATGGAAACGTAGTTTCTGGATTCTTCAACACGGAAACAATTGAGGTTGGAGACTTCCAAAGATTTAGAAGAGTCTCATTATCATCCCCCAACGTATCAGAGATTATCAGTATCTTTGATTCTGAAGGAAATGAATATTTTGAAGTCGAATATCTTTCACAAGATATGGTATTCAAAGAACTAACAAACAAGAACTACAAAGTAGACAACGTACCCTCAATCATGAAGCCTATGCTTGTCAACAGAAAGTTCACTACAATTTTTGACTCTACTGGAGTATCCCTACAATTTGGTTCTGGTGATGAATTATCAGAAGATATTGTCAAGCAGCCCCAAAATGTTGCCATGAATATCTTTGGAAAATCATATGTAACAGACACAACATTTGATCCCAGCAGATTGACAAATAATAAGTTCTACGGCATTGTGCCCCAAAACACCACGCTTACTGTTGTCTTCAGACAGACAAACCCAACGAACTCTAACGCTTCAGTTGGATCTGTTAACTCAGTTAGAAGCGCTTTGTTGGAATTTGAAGATGCTAGTACACTATCGCAAGGAACAATACAATCTGTAAGAAATTCTATTGAGGTTACAAATGAGTCTCCTATCACTGGTGATGTCACTAACGTTTCAACCTCTCAGCTAAAGCAGAGAATTTATGACACTTTCCCAACTCAGAACAGAGCGGTAACAAGCAAAGACTATGAAAATTTGGTATATAGAATGCCATCCAAGTTTGGCTCCATAAAGAGATGCTCTGTACAAAAAGATGCAGATTCACAAAAGAGAAACCTAAATGTTTATGTTGTTTCTGAAGATCCGCAAAACAAGTTGATACAGACCAACAACACAATAAAAGAGAACTTAAAAACTTGGCTAAACCATTACAGAATGATTAATGATACTGTTGACATTCTCGATCCTTTCATAATAAATTTTGGAATTAACTTTATCATAAAAGCACAATCAAGTTCTGATAAGTTTGAGGTTCTAGACAACTGCGTAACTGCATTGGCCAACAAGTATTCCCAACCCTTGTTCATCGGAGAGAGGCTTTCAATTTCAGAAATTTTCAAAACCTTGAATGATGTTCCGGGTGTTAACGATGTTGTAAAGGTTAAGGTGGTAAACAAGAGCACCTCCAACTACTCTAGTGTGTTTTTTGATGTAAACGAAAACACTTCGCCAGATGGCGATTACATCTTAACCCCTGCCAATGCAGTTTTAGAGATGAAATTCCCACAAGTTGATATAAAAGGTAAGTTAAGATAATGGCTATTAGACGTTATGTGGCAGATGCCGACAACACAATTTCAAATGCTTATAAAGATGGGTTTGGCTCTAGAGCAACAGGCTCTAACATGGGTCAAGCTGATGTAAGCGAGGTATTCTCGATTTATGCTCGTGCATCACTCTCATCCTCAGAGCTTTCCAGAGTCCTAACCAAGTTCGATGTTTCCGATATCTCCTCCGACAGAACTGCAGGAACTATTCCGGCGTCAGGAAGTGTTAGCTTTTACCTACGTTTATTCAACGCAGAAACCTCCCAGACTGTCCCAAAAAACTTTACCATAGTTGCACAAGCCATATCAAAATCGTGGGCAGAGGGTGACGGTCTAGACCTCGAAAACTACAAAGATTTAGGCAAGTCTAACTGGATTTCTGCCTCAACAACAACTGGCTGGGATACTGCTGGCGGAGACTACCATGATTCTCCAACATTCACTCAGGCGTTTGCAACAGGTCTCGAAGATCTAGAAATCGACATTTCAGAACTTGTAGAGCAGTGGATTGATGGAAGGAAGGATAACTACGGCGTAGGTATTCGTTTGACTTCTTCTCAGGAAGCAAGCTCCTCTGCAAACCAAGATGGAGCCGAGACCTCCTACTACACCAAGCGCTTCTTTGCGAGAGGCACACAATACTTCTTCAAGAAGCCCGTAATTGAGGCGCGCTGGAATTCCTCAACAGGAGACGACAGAGGCGACTTCTACATGTCTTCTTCTCTCGCACCAGCATCAGATAACCTCAACACACTTTATCTTTACAACTACGTTCGTGGCCAATTGACCAACATCCCAGCGATTGGCACAGGTGAAATCTACGTTGATCTTTACGAGACTCTCGGCGGCACTGCATTAACACAAGAAATCAGCACGCCAGCGACGGGTGGATATGTCTCAACGGGCATATATTCTTGCTCAGTTTGTATCACAGGAACCTACACAACCTTACGTGATGTCTGGTATTCTGGGAGCACTGAATACTTTACGGGAACAATTTCTCCTCAAACCTTCGGTGCTACTGGCGTATCAACTGGGAACAACCGTTACATCACAAAGATCAAGAATTTAAGAAACAAATACTTCTCCGAAGAGGAAGCACGCTTCAACGTTTATGTCCGAAGCAAAAACTGGTCCCCAACTATTTACACAGTAGCGTCAAGTGAAATAGAAAATACTATTATTCCTAGCGCATCATACAGAGTTTATAGAGTTTTAGATGGTTACAATGCTATTCCACACGGGACCGGTTCAGATCTTCAAACAATACTCTCCTACGATGTCTCAGGAAACTATTTCAATCTTGACATGTCATTACTTGAGCCCGGCTATGAGTATGGCATTAAGCTTGCTTTCTATGATTCACAGCGTCAAAGCTGGATTGAACAAGACCAGAAATTCCTATTCAGAGTAGAAGATTATGAGTACTAGAGATTTATTCGAGCGTTCAACAAATTACGTTTCAGACAAAAATGAAAAAGATGCATTTATTGATGCAGAGTCATCAAGAAACGCAACTGCAATTGCTGAAAAGCAAAACACCTTTGAGCCTCAAGTAGATTATAACGAACCCTCTGCGTTTGCCAAGTATGGCTCAGCAGAACTCTACTATGAATCAGCCATCGATCGTATTATTGATTTTTATCCATACGACGGTTCTGACGCTGAATACAACCAATTTTACAACAAGTCTCTGGATATTGAGAAGTTCATTTTCAACAACCTTTATCCTCGCACCAACGGCTATGTCAACTTTGCAGATTCTTACATTTCTCTCAAGGGTGGCCCCCACACAATCAGTTCGACTTCTACGAAGGAACTCTTCAAAGAGCCTGAATCTTCCCAAAGAGAGACAGCCAATATCTACGATGAGGATCTGTACGCAACAGAGGGCTTGCCATCTGACTACGGTCAGGGCACTAGAGAATCAAACTTAAAGTGTGATTTCCAAAAAGGTGTTACCGTTGAGTTCTGGCTCAAGAACCACGAATTAGACACTGGTGAAAAGAGAGCAATCTTCCATCTCACCAATTCATCCGGTGGTGATGAGTTCACTCTATATCTCTCAGACTCTGCTGGTTCACCATTTTACGCTACTCTAAGTTCTTCAGGCTCACCTGTTTTTGGCAACGAGCAGATTGGCTCAACCCCAGATACTTCTTCCATAGAAGATTGGAATCACTACGCAGTTTCATTCAAGAGTGCCAGTTCAGGTATCACAACCAAGTTTTACCTCAACGGTATTCTCGATCAGACAACAACTCTTGGATCTGCAGGTGTCGATACTCTTACCCAAGAAGAAACACTCGCTTATATTGGCTCTGGCTCCTATGCTGAAAGTCACCTAAATCTCTCAGGCGCTATGGACGAGTTCCGTTTCTGGAAGGTCGAGAGAACAGCACAAGACATTGGCAGAAACTGGTTTGGCCAAGTCAGAGGCGGCTCTAACACAGATATTTCTAACACTACCCTTGGGGTCTACTACAAATTCAACGAGGGTATAACAGGCGTAGAGGCGACGGATAAGGTAGTTTTGGACTACTCTGGTCGCATCTCTAATGGTACCTTCAACGGATACACCACAAGCACTCGTAACACTGGTTCTGCGATTGTTCTCGCTGAAGCAGCAACTAGCGAGTATCTCGATCCGATTATCTATGCTTCTCACCCAAGCGTATCGAGTCTCAAGACAGATCTTATAAACAAGGGGAGAGATTACGATTATCGCAATGGTTCTTCATTCTCCTCCTTCTTGCCAAGCTGGATTTTTGAAGAGCACGATGAACTCGGAAACCATAACTTTAAAAAGCTAAGCCACATTGTGGGAACTTACTTTGACAAGATTTATCTTCAAATTGAGGCTTTGCCTACCTTCAAGAGCGCTCTTTACACAAGCTCATCATACAAACCTCTGCCTTTCGCTTCAAATCTACCTTCATCATTGGGTCTCGACACACCAGATCTGTTTGTCGATAGCACAGTATTGGAGAAATTTTTAAACAGAAACGAAACAGAAGAATTTGAGTTTGATCTAAGCGAAGTAAAAAACTTAATTTACCTTAACCTATACAACAACATGACTTACCTGTTTAAGTCAAAAGGTACCCAGAAGGCTGTAAGAAATGTCTTAAGAACCTTTAATATTGACGATAAGCTTGTAAGATTCAACACTTATGCAAATAACTTTGTCTACAACCTAGAAAACAACACTCAGCAAACACTAATAACCAAGCCTTGTGTAAACTTCAACGATAACAATACGGCAGTTATATATTCCACTGGCTCAGCAAGCAATACCCAATTAGGTTACATATCTGGCTCAGAAGATACTTTATATGAGCAACGCTACGGACTTACACACGAAGTTGATGTTATATTTCCAAAGTTTATTACTTTAATTGATAGTGTTGACAGAAGTTTCAAGAGAGTTTCTCTATTCGGTATCCATAGCGCAAGCTCAGAGCAGGCCGGAACCGAAGTTTATAATCCAAGCATCTACGTGTACGCACAGAGAGATGCCGAAAATTCAAAAAATGTTAGTTTTTATCTTAGCTCATCTTTGATAACAACTTCACCATCTACAATATCAAGTAGTAACTTCTTGGAAGTATACGATAATGAAAGTTGGAACTTGTCAGTAAGACTTAAGCCATCTACGATTGGGCTTGATGGAATTGCTGGCATGACATCCACAACCTACAACATTGAATTTGCTGGATACAACCAGAGACTTGGAAAGATTAGAAATTCTTTCAAGGTAACCTCATCTATTGATACAACCAAGGCTCAAGAATTACTCAGAAGCCCCAAGAGAGTTTTTGCTGGTGCTCACAGAACAAATATTACTGGAGCCCTACAGCACAAGTCCGATGTTTTGGTATCTTCTGTTAGATACTGGTCGAAGTATCTAAGCGAGGCAGACTTACGCCAACATGCCCTAGATTTTGAGAACTACGGGATTGTTAGCGCTAGTAATCACCTATCTCCATTAGATTCTGATAACGATAAGACCCTAAATAGAAACACTCTTGTGTTGAACTACCAGTTTGGCAACGTCACATCATCAGACTCTGCAGGAGCCTTTACTATTGATGATATAAGTTCTGGCTCTGTAAACGATAGATATAGTTTTGGTAAGCTGGGAGAAATTTCAAGTTATCTATATCCTGCTGCCGGATTTGGGTTTAAGGCAAACTCAAGAAATGTAATTGACAAAAAAGAAATAAACGTAAACCAGTTCATCAACCCAGAGTTGGTCATTGGTGATGATTTGGTTGAGGTCAGAACTGACGATGATAAGTTGTTTGATACCCTTGACACAATACCAAACTACCACTACCTTCTAGAAAAAAGCATGTACAATGCAATTTCTGAAGAAATGCTAAACTTCTTTGCAGGTGTCAATGATTTCCACAACTTAATTGGACATCCCGTTCACATGTACAGAATGGAATACAAGGGTCTATCCAAGTTAAGAGAAGTATTCTTCCGTCGAGTCACTGAAGTCAAGGATGTAGAGAAGTTCATAGATTACTACAAGTGGTTTGATGATGCAATATCTCACATTATTGGACAACTAGTCCCAGCATCTGCTGATTACACTGCTGATATTTTGAATACTATTGAGTCTCACGTCTTAGAAAGAAACAAGTATCAGCACAAGATTCCAATGCTTGCATTTACTTCTTCAACTGAAGGCGTGGCTTTTGGTGCAGAAGAGATGCGCTATGATTGGGCTAGAAACCATGCACCCGTTAGCGGATTGGAGCGCGATAACTCAGATTGGTGGAGAGATAGAGCAGAAAGAGAAGGCGTCATTTCTTCCGGCGACACAGAAGTTGATTCGGACAGAACACAACTTCGTAAGGTAATCACAAACAAGACAAACGGTGGTGTCGGCAGAAGCTTTACCGATTCTGGTACCAAGTATTCTCGTTCTAACTTCAAATATCGTACCCTTTCTAAAGGCGTAGTGTTTGAAAACAAGATTTTCAGAGAAATCAAGGGTGGTGTTAACTTCGAGCACAGCAAGGACATCCACTACACATACACAGCGCTGCATCCTGCTGGGCCAATAAATCAAGATAACAACATCTTTGTTCCAAAGAACGTCTTACTAGGATTTACAGATGATTTGGTGGCTCTTGAGGATACCAGCGATCCTCCCGAGAACCCAGCAGCCAAGGTTAAGAGAACAATCCTTGTACAGCACGGTCGTGATTGGGAAGACGGCTTAGGATACAAGAACGTAAAATCTTCCAAGGCTTTCCCATTCAACATTATTTCATCTTCTGTTAAGTCAGGATACAATGCCCATGTTATTGCAAGAGCAACCGCAAGCATTGAAATCACAAACCTTCACAACGATGTTTACGGTCCCGACATGGAACGCCCAATGCAGGGTCCGTTCACAAACTACGCTGTTGGTGGACACCAATCACGACACATTAAGCTCAACACTGGTGGGGACAACTATCTCAACCGCCCAGAGGCTTGGAAAATTGCTCTAGGTAGATGCCCCAATACAGACGGTGCTATCGGTATGGTAGGTGCAGATTACCCAACACCCGAAGGAAATGCCCGAGGCGAAACACCATACCCAATGACAGGCGCTATGAAAGCGACTTACTACCGCGATGAACTTGCAAAGCGTCCTGTAAACATTCGTAACATCCAGCACAGAACTGGCTCAACGATTCTCGGCAACTATAACGCAAACTACGACGTTGTTCATACTGTTGGCGGCTACTCTAACCCAAGAGCGTTTATTGATGAGCAGCCTACACTACCTGCTGTAGCCGAAGGCGCTGATACTGTCAAGACTATTCTTGATATCAATCGTGGTCGCGATGGCCACTTTACATTTGTTGACGACTACAATGCTGGATATCTAACAGGTTCTGGAGACTACAAGAATAAGACTGTTATAGTCAGTCGTTTCTCCTCTCCCGGCTCTTATGAGTCTATGACACCAGCATTTAAGGACTTTCGTTCTGGCGATTTCTCTGTCTACAACACAATCAACAACAGAAACTTGACAACACGTCGTCCGTTCCAAGGTGTTGATGAGTCGATAGTTTCTATAACCAAGGGGGCGCGAAGCTTTGACCATACCGGTAGAGACTTTGGTTTCACAAACTTGGCTGCACGCCATACTACTAGGTTCTTCCGTGATTCTACGCTTGTGGCTGATGTTGACTATGCAAATGTCCCAAGAAACTCCGTGATTACAGCCTCTGGTCCCGGCAATGCTGATAATGCTTTCTCCGAGAGTCCGTCATTCCACAAGGTTCATAGAAA